AAGACGATCTCGTACAGATAGCTGATGCGCTGGCTGACATGATCTACATAGCCTGTGGCACTGCTGTAGCCTACGGTATCCCGCTGGATCGCGTGTTTGCTGAGGTACATCGCAGTAACATGGCCAAGCTGGTAGATGGCAAGGTTATACGCCGTGAAGACGGGAAAGTCTTGAAGCCAGAGGGATGGACACCGCCTGATATAGCAGGGGTCATGAAGTCCTGACAAGATAGTTCATCAGCGTCATAAATATCGGATGCTGATGAACGAAATCATAGAGGCCGATGAGCCCAAGAAGAAGAAGGTCGATGAGCCCCGCGCTGCTCAAACTACCTTCAAAGAACCTGAAACAGACGACATGGATTGGGGCTCAATGTTTGATGAGCCTGAAGCCAAACCCATTGCCAAGGTAGAACCACCAAAGGGCAAAGAAGACTTCAAAGCTGCTCCGGAAACGCCAAATCTTCGCCAAGCATCAGCAGCCAGCACTGCTCGTGCAGTGGGCCGCATCAACCCAACTGATGCCATGCGCGACATGATGAGCCGCATCAACGTGCCAGCAGATGCCATAGCCAACGAACCAGAGATGCCAGGTGATGTGGACCATGCAGAAGTGGTTCCAGAGCCGCCACCGCCGTCATCTGTACCTGCACTGATCAACAAGGCCATAGCAGCTAGCGATCCCAATGCCATCAACCCAGAATGGCACCAGATCAAGAATCTACCAGGCTACATGCAACGCCCAATACGCGCCATGGGCCGTGCAACCATGGGTGCTTTCACTGACACTCCCATAGAAGAGATCAGCCTCGTGGCCAATCTGGGAGGTCAAGGTCCTAATAGCGATCGCGAAGTCAGCGGAGTAGCACAGTGGCTCAAGACCAATGCACAGCGTGTTGACAGCGCAGAAATGGACTTTGGCAATACCATTCCTGGTTATCAAGCACAGACGCTTGTGTACAAGGTGCCAGGCATGAAGTTCTTGGTTGTCAGGGACTTTGCTGGCGGCTATATCTATGCTTGGCCAGACACTACCAGCGATAGGTTAGCTGGTACAAAACCAGAACCTCTACGCCTTAGGTAACACAGTAAGTTCAGTGAACATGGCAGTGTCTGTGGATCGCATCACCATGTCTACCACAGCACAGGCGTCTGTCATGCTTATCTTTGGTTCTGTAACGTAGCTCACTCGTGCAGTATCTAACCATCCAAATCGCAGATTGCAGATCCTAACTTGAGATTTTTGATAACTGAGCTGCTGGCTAGCTTTGTCAAGCGCAATCTTGTGGGCTGCGTAAGGATGAGGCCAAGTCTTGATGCCATCTCCGGTATTGCTGCTGATGTTGATGATCAATCGAAACGTGTTACACCACGCAGCGTACAGTTCATACAGCAGATCAACTTGTGACGTGCCACTGTATGCATTGTTGATAAACACGTCGCAGTTGCTGCATTGGTCTATGATCTTGGCTCTGTCGCTGGGATTGGTAATATCATAGCCATTAGAACGTGAGAATCCAAGGCTGGTACTATGCCTGTCAAACAGCGCCTTGCCAAGACCAGAAGTATGTCCGGTAATGCCTATCACGTGGTGATCCTAGCACGCATTGCCAAGCTGATGCAGATCCTGTCCACATTGCCTCGCTTATATTCAGGATATCGTCCCTGCCTATCTATGCCAAAGATCACAGTATCACTGGGTTCAAGACCGAGGTCATTGCAGATTTCTAACTGGTGTGGACGATACAGGTCAAACATCTGATCGGGTCCTATCTGCGTGATCAGATCATAATGATGCTCTGCGCTGGAAACCAGCTGGTATTTCCATGGATCATAGATCAGCGAAGGATAGCAATCCTTGGTGTATAGCATGCCCACGCGCCGCTTGCCAGACCCAAAGGTCTTGCTTAGGCTGAATCCCACGCTGTGGATGTGCTTGTAGGCACTGAGGTCAAAGCTCACGTTATCACAGATACCGAGGAATGCACAGTCCACGAATATTGGTTTACCAAAGCTGTCTGCATGTGCCAGCTTGTCATGGCTGCTGAATCCATCTGCGCTGAAAGGATGGCTGACAATGATCACATCAGCAGTGCTGAGATCAGTGGTCACTCTTTCACCCATGGCCAACCTGTGGTAGCCATATTCGCCTTCAAAGATACCAATCTTGTGATAAAGAGCATAGGTCTGGTTGAAGGCGTCGGTGAGCCCAGACACTATGGTATACTGTGCAGGTAAACCGCGCACGTTCAACTTGCTGCTGCGTATCCATTGATCAAAAGCCTGCTTGAATTTTTCATAGTCATCAATATTCACGCCCTGTATAGGCACTATTGGTTTAGCGCCCGTGGACAACAAGCCAGCATATTTGCTTGGTATGTCGGAGCCTATTCTGCTGCCAGCACTGTTTCGTAGATCTCTGACCAATCCTTGACCACCCTGATGTCATCGTGTGCGTAAGTGTAGTTGTGACCATGTAGATAATTTGATAACATTCTTTAGTTTATCTGATAAATATCGTATGATCTATCTTTATCTAAAGACTCACCGTAAAACCGGATTCAAATATCTTGGTAAAACCGTAAATGACCCGTTCAAATACAAGGGATCGGGTACTCACTGGTTACGACATCTCAATAAACATGGATATGAAGTTGACACTGAAATATTATTTGAATCCGACGACAAACAAGAATTCAAAAAAGTAGCACTAAAATATTCTTACGATCTTGATATAGTAAACAGTAAAAATTTTGCCAACATTAGACCAGAATCGGGAGACGGCGGTGATACATCGGACTGTGAGAATTGGAAACAAGGTATATTAAAACGCGATCTGAAAGGTAATAAAAACGGGATGTATGGTCGATCAGCAGTCAGAGATAATAACCTACGATGGTATAACAATGGTTATGACAATCTTTATATAAAAGAAGGCACACAACCACAAGGGTATATATTAGGTCGCATCATACTATACAAGAAACCGCATAGATTAGAATCGAAACAAAAGATAAGTCATAAAAATAGCAAACCATGTATGTCTCCAAATGGAGAAATATATGCTAGTCGTAAAGCTGCAGCTATAGCGTATAATATCACACCCGAAGCAATAGGTGGATTGATAAAACGAGGTGTGAGTGGCTGGAAATGGTTATGATTCTGATGAGATGATCAATTCATATATCTCTTGCCAATTCTTAACAAGATGCCCGCCGGTCATATCTAAATTCATATTATGTCCGTGTTCCATCAATACTGATCGCATACCTAACTTCAATCCCAGCTGATAATTTTCATAACGATCTTCTATCCAAAACAGCCCTGAATCCTTGTAGGGCAGCAGCGCAGCATCCTTGTCTGCACCGGTGCTGAGGAACTTGAACTTGCGGAAAGCAGTCTCCCCAAACAGCTTGCGCAGGTTCTTCTTGCGCAGTTTCTGTGCGTAGGGATTGGTGCTCAAGCTGGTGACCACATCAAACACATAGCCATGCTTCTCATGCAGCAGCTTGACATAGTAGGTAGCATCTCGCAGCGCAGGTAAGAATCCAATCGCTGCGCTTTCGTTGAAGATCTTGATCAGCTTCTTGGTGTCTTCCTTGCTGATGCCATAGCGCAGGCCCATATCATAGGCATCTGCGTGATCTGGCTGCAGCTTGTGGCCGTGCTCTTCCATCCAGACTTCAAAGGCCCATTCCCAGTTGAGCAATACGCCATCGCAATCTGTAACAATTATCTTGTCTGACATCTCTGATCCCTGTGTGTTTCTCATGCTATACACTAGCATGTATCACACTGGTTGTCAACGCATCATTTCTTGAATGGTTCAAAGGTCTGTTGTGCAAGGCGCTTGGCCATGTTGCGCTGCACTCGCATGTTGACGGGCTGTCCAGTACCACTCTCATCGTGATCCAACACCGCATAAAGCCTGATCACGGTGGGGTCTCTGCCGCTGATCATATAAAGTATGCTCACATCGTGATTTAGATGTGCTTTGCGCATCTTTGGCATGACTTCGGCTA